GTTAGTGCCATATTTTATATCCTCTATATGTATTTATATCTTATAAATAGTAATATGAATTTAAAAATGGAGATTAACTATGGCAATAACAATTGATGGAAAATCGTATGATGAAAAGTCGCTTAGTCCTGAATTACAGAATTATCTAGCAGTAAGACAAGAGATACAAGTAAGCAAGACTAGACATACTATTGAAATTGAGAAAATAGATGTTTTAACTAAATTTTATAACGAGAAGATTATAGAGTTGATTAAAAAAGAAGTACCAGAAACAAACAAAATTACAGATAAAAAATAGATGGCCGCATTAGCTAATTTAACTATAGACCAAGGGGCGACTTTTACTTCAGATGTAACTGTGAAAGACGCTCAAGGCAATGCTTTTAACCTTACAGGTTATACGGCTGCTGCTAAGTTGGCTAAAGGTTTTGCGTCAACTAGAACACGAACAAATATGACTACTTCAATAGCGACAGACGCTACCACAGGAGTAGTTACTCTCTCATTAACAGCAACTGAAACAGCTGCTTTAGACGCTGAGAGATATGTCTATGACCTTGAAATTACATCTGGTGCTACTGTTACTAGAGTTATTGAAGGAATAATTACAGTCCGAGCGCAAGTAACGTTATAATCAAACTCATTTTTGTTATAAATATATAAAAAGGGAGAGAAGTAATGCCTGATATTACAGCAAAAATTAACGTAGATACACAATCTGGTCCACAAAAAGTTTCAGTAACCATACCATCAACTGTAGCTGTTCAAAATTCAGAATTAAGATTTTCCCGCCTTGGTGATGTTGACACAACAAATTTAGATGATGGCGCAATGATTCAATACAGGTCAAGCGATGGTAAATTTGTAACTAGAACGGAAGTAGTTACAACAACTGGAACATTATTATTTAATTGTGGGAGTTTTTAAATAGCATATGGCAACAGTAATACAGATAAAACGGTCATCAAGTACTTCAGCACCAGCAACATTAAAATTAGGTGAATTAGCTTTAACTTATGGAACAGGAACCCAAGGTAATCTAGGAGATAGATTATTCATTGGTGAAGGTGGTGTAGATGGTAATGGTGACGCAAATAATATAACAGTTATCGGCGGACAATATTTTGCCGATATGTTGGATCACGTTCCTGGAATATTAACAGCAAGTGGAGCATTAATTGCTGATTCAAATAAAGCAATAGATGAATTAATTTTAGGTAGTGATACTTCAGTAGGCGGAACAATAAAATTTAATGAAGGCTCAAATAATGGTGCAGGACATATTGGACTTAAAGCGCCAAATAGTGTAACTTCTACAACTACATTTACATTACCTGATGGTGATGGTTCTGCTGGTCAGTTTATAAAAACTGACGGTTCTGGTTTTTTATCTTTTTCAACAGTTGACCAAGCTTTAGATTTAGCAGGTGATACTGGAACAGACACTTATAATACAAGTGAAACATTAACATTTGCTGGTGGTTCTGGTATGGAAGCAGTAGTTACTGATAATACGGTAACTATAAATGCAACAGCATTAACAGATTCAAATTTATCTGGTAGTGCCGCTATTGCAAATGATAAATTAGCAAATCCTACTACAACATTAGGATCATCTACTTTAACTTTAGGTCAAACAGAAACAGATTTAACAGGATTAACTTCTTTAGTAATTGATGATATTACAATTGATGGTCAATCATTTACAACTACATCCGCAAATAAAAATATTAATATCTCACCACACGGAACAGGTTCAATAATTGTTCCTAGTGGATATGAAGATAGAGCAGGATTTCAAAATCAATCACTTGCAAATAAAGCATATGTTGACCAAGTTGCTCAAGGTTTAGATACTAAACCATCTTGTAAAGTTGGAACAACTGCTGATTTATCAGCAACTTATAATAATGGAACATTAGGTGTTGGTGCAACATTAACAGCAAGTATTGTCGGTGCATTATCACTTGATGATGTAGCAGTAAGTGTTAACGATAGAGTTTTAGTTAAAGACCAAACAGACGCAACCGAAAATGGTATTTACACAGTTACAACTGTTGGTGATGGATCAACTGAATTTGTATTAACAAGAGCAACTCCAGAAGACCAACCAGCTGAATTAAGTGGTGGTGCATTCGTATTTGTAGAAGATGGAACTTTAAATGCAAATAATGGTTATACATTTACACACACAGGTGCTCCAACATTTGGAACAACTGATTTAGATGTAGCACAATTTTCTGGCGCAGGTCAAATTACTGCAGGTGCCGCTTTAACAAAATCTGGTAATACAATAGATGTAGAAGTTGACGGAGCTTCAGTTGAAGTTTCAGGTGACGCATTAAGAGTTAAAGCATTAGGTATAACAAATACTATGTTAGCAGGTTCAATTGCAAGTGATAAACTTTCTGACCCTTTATATTTTGCAGACGAATCTTCAACACAAGGATCCGTAAGAGTTGGTGGTGTTTTAGAATTTTTAGCAGGTGAAGGAATTAATACTGTTGCTGCTGGTAACACATTACAAATTGTTGGTGAATTAGCAAGTACATCAAATATAGGAGTTGCGTCTTTTTCTACTGATAATTTTACAGTTACCTCTGGTGATGTTGAAGTTACTACAGTAGATGGTGGAACTTTCTAATGAATTTTTGGAAGAAGATTAAATGGTTTTTGCTTTCAGGAGCACCAGCTATTGAAAAACCAAAGAGTACAAGAGTAACAGTTAAAGATTTAAAAGACAAAACTAAAAAAGAATTAGAAAAAATTGGAAGAAAAATAGGAATAGAATTAGATAGAAGATTAACAAAGACAAAATTAATTAATAAAATTAAATTTAAAGCTAAATTAAATAGAAGAAAATAATGGCAACGACACGAATTAAACCTTTACGTACAGAAGTAGCAACACGTATTCCATCATTAGGTGTTATAGACGTTGGAGAATTAGCTGTTAATATACAAGATGGTAAATTTTATACAAAAACAAGTGCAGGTAATGTTAAAGAAATTGGTGGTGTAGGTGGAATAACATTACAAGAAGTTGTAAATAATGCTGCCATATCTGATAAAGATATTACTTTGAATGGATCAGATTTGATATTTGAAGGAGATATAGCAAATGCATTTGAAACTACTTTAACAGTAGCAGAACCAACAGCAGATAATATTGTTTCATTACCTGACGTAACAGGTTTAGCTATAACATCTGGTAATTTAACAAAAGATGGAACAGCAACTGGAGACGCTCTTGCTGGTGAAGGTGACGCCTTAGCATATGGAATAGTTTTCGGAGGATAGAATGGCGAGTACATTTAAAAATGCAGGAATGGCACTTGGTTTTGCTGATACTTCAGCTGGAGATTTATATACAGCTGGTGGTGCTGGACAAGCAGTTGTTCACGCAGTATATATAACTAATAAATCAGATTCTAATAATGGTTTTGTAGATGTAAAAGTTACAGTAGATGGTGGAACTACATTTAGATATGTTGCTAACAAAGCCCAAATACCACCTAATAATACTTTAGTTTTAGATAAACCTATAAATTTAGAATCAAATGATATATTAAGAGTAGTGGCACATCCATTACCAGATTCATCAACAACTGATTTAGAAGTATATGCTAGTGTACTGGAGATAAGTTAATGGGAATTTCAATTAAACATAATATAAATCCACAAGAACAAAAATTTAATGGCCTTCGTAGAACACAAGAAGGTATGCTTTATTTGACATCTGTTAATCCTAATGAAGTTGGTACAATTCAATTTTCAACTTATTGTGAAGATGGAAAATCAGATAATGTACCAAAAGATGGTACAGATTATGTGGCAGAAAGAGATGAAATATTTAATTGTCAGAAATTTACTGGTGATGGTTCTACAACAGCTTTCACATTAAACGCAAATATGGGTACTCTTGGAAGTAGATTGTGGGTGGTTTGTGGTGATGTAAGAAAAGAACCAAGTTTAGATTATAAAGTAGATGGAACAACATTAACCTTTATGTTTGCTCCTCCGAGTGGAGCAGCTATACAGATAGCACAGTTGAAAAAAAGATATAAAAATAATGATTCAGATACTTTTCAACAATTTGTATTTGATGTAAATACTACAACTACTTATCTTATAAATAGTAGTGGAGAGTTGGTAAAAAGAGTAAATCATACAGCGAGTCAAGAGTCAACAGGTGACGATTTCCTCTCTTTTGAAAGTACAACGGCGAGTGTAAATTCATCAACTTATCAAGATGGTATATAAATATAGGAAAACGGATTAACAAATGGCAGATTTCAAATTAGGTAGACTTAAATTTAAATGGAGAGGTGATTGGGGTGTAAGCACTGCTTACGTTGTAGATGATATTGTTAAGTATGGTGGAAATGTTTATGTTTGTGTTGAGAACCATACATCACAAGCTACAAGTGCAGGTTTTGCTACAGATTTAGCAGCTGTTAAATGGCATATACAAACGGAAGGACTTTTCTTTAAAGGTGCTTGGGCATTTGATACTGTTTATAAAGTAAATGATGTTGTTAAATATGGAGGTAGACAATATCGTACTACTACAGCTCACACATCCGCTTCATCTGGTGGTTTAAATCAAAGTAATTTTGAATTATATACAGATGGTTTAGATTTTTTAGGGGATTGGGTAGCTTCAACATTATATAAATTAAATGATGTTGTTAAGTATGGCTCATATCAATATAAAACTATAGAAGAACATACAGCAACAGCTACATTTGACGAAACAAAATTTAATGTATATTCTGAAGGTTTACAATGGGAAGATAGTTATGACGCTGGAACAACTTACCAAAATGGTGATGTAGTAACTTACGGTGGTTACACTTATGTTTATATTAATGTTACTGCTTCAGCTGGTAATACACCAACAGACGATACTTATTGGGATGTTATTACAACAGGTTTCAAAGCATTAGGAATATATTCACACGGAACAGCATATAAAACTGGAGATACTATTCAATATGGTGGTAATAACTATGTAGCTAAAACAAATAATACTAACGAATATCCAGCAAATACAAACGGAACTACTAATTCAACTCATTGGACATTAAACGTTACAGGTTTTAATTATAGAGGCACTTATAATGCTGGTACATCTTACTTAATAGGTGATACTATTAGTTATGCTTCAACTGCTTATGTACAACTTCAAGATAGAGTTACAGGTGTTACTCCAGGAACAGACCCTGCTAGGTGGGATATATTATCACAAGGAGATTCAGCTACTGTATTAACTACTAGAGGGGATATAATAATTAGAGATTCTTCACAACAAAATAGATTACCTCTTGCTCCTTCAGGCGCTTTTTTACAATCTGATGGAACGGATGTCACTTGGGATGCTACAACTAGCACAGGTCATTTTGTACCACCAGTAGGAACAACAGTTCAAAGACCAGCAGCACCAACAGATGGTGGAATAAGATATAATACAAATTTAGAAAATCTTGAAAGTTATAATGGATCACAATGGATGACGTTAGGTGCAGGTAATCCTTGGTCTACAGAAAGTGCAGATTTTAACGTAGCTGCTAACGATAGAGTTTTAATAGATACATCTGGTAATGCTGTAACAGTTACTTTACCAGGCACTCCATTATTAGGAGATACTATTAGATTTCAAGATTTAAATGGAACATTTGCAACAAATAATTTAACTGTTGCTAGAAATGGTAAAGATATTATGAATTTAGCAGAAGATATGACAGTGGATACAAATCACGCTGGATTTGGTGTTATCTTTACTGGTGATACTAATGGTTGGAAAATTATAGAAGTAGCATAATTATTTAATATAAATATTATAAATAGTATAAAAAGGATAGAACATTAATGAGTAATTTATCAACAATTTTTGGTGGAGGTTCAACAACTGATCCACGTAAAGAAGGAATGCCAATATTCGGTTTATGGGGAGCTGAAAGTGGCGGTAATACAGTTGTTAATTATAGAGTTTTTGATTCCGCTTTTAGAGATATAGGATCACCTTGGGGTGGAGCTTGTAACTCTACAACAAATTATAGATTTGGAGTAATGTCAGACGCTACACACGCTTATAGTAAAGAAGACCACGGTTCTGATTTAATGGTAAATCATACTACTGAAACTTATACTTCTTGGACTAATTGGAATAAAAGTATTTACCAAATTGACCAGTACCCACATTGTTTTTATTACACTGCTTCACGTGATGGTCACGTTGCGTGGCAAAGTTATCACCAAATAACTTCTTCTTTTGAATATACAGTAGGTTGGACAAAATTAAATATGGTTTTACCTGAAGGATGTAGACCTAGACGTATGTTCTGTAATAGACGTTATTCAATGAGAGAAAAGTCTGGAAACAATTCTTTACCATCAATGGATTTTTATGATTACAGTTCTCATCTGCTTAATACTGATAATGATTATTGCGTTAGTACTGGATACAACGAAAAAATTAAAACGTTAGTGATGGTCCATTCTGCTAACGAAACTGATAGTTCTGCTAAGACTGTTCATATTTTCAAATCTTCTAAAGATTTAAATTTAGTAACTAGAATTAAAGAATTTTTTGATAATTTGGAATCTACTGAATATTTTACAGATTCTTGGACTACACAAAATAACAAAGATTGGGTTACTGTTGTTGGTAATAATGGTTGGGTTGGTTTTGGTTCTAAAAATAGTAGCAGTAAGAAATATTGTGCATTTGATTGCAATGTTAAAGGCGTAGGAGTTGATATAACTGGTGCAAGCAGACGATACCTTGATTGGCAAGACTTTGCAGGATCAACAACAACATCTTATGGAGCTGATTCTGGAAACCAATATTACACAAGATTTAACACAACTTGGGATGGAACTTGGGGATTGATTTTTTCTCCTTACTACTACTATGGTCCAGGAATAAATGCTTTTGCAATGAGTCTTGAAAACCCTAGAAAATTTATTTCTATAAATCAAACAAGAACAAGTTATCCAAATCCTTATGTGGCTTGGAACCGTACAGGATTTCACGGTGGAAATAGTGCTAATACTGATGGTGAATCTTGGCAAACATATGGTTTTTCATTTGATCCAACGGATTCTGACCATACAGTAGATACTACAGTCTTTATGGGTAGTACTTCTGGAGAAGCAACTATGCCAGATAATAATACCCACGTAGGTGGAACATATACTAACAAAACTGGAAGTTGCAGTATAGCAAATTGTTATACACAATTAACTGGTGGTTATTATTCAACTTGTTATCCAGTTCTTATAGGTATTAATTGGTGGGGCTCATACGGTGCTGCTGACCAAAGTTATGGAGGTAAATAAATAATGGCAATATACTATTTTACAAACGCTGGCGAACCTGCTACACCATTTGAAGAAACTGGTGAAGACCTTATGAAAAAAGGAATGGCAATCAAAGCTACTGTTCCTGATGGAATTGAGTCTTGGAGATTATCTTATGACACGGCTGCTAAAGCAGTAGTTGTGTACGCTGAGGGCAAAGATGAAGCAGGTGCTATAGCGCAACAAGCAACAGACGCTGCCGCTGAGGCGACAGCAGATAAAGAAAAGTCTGAAGCAGATAGAATAGCTTCAGAAGGAGAATAATGGAAAAACTAGGAGAAAATATAAATGAGTAATTTATCAACAATTTTTGGTGGAGGTTCAATAACTGATCCACGTAAAGAAGGA